AGTTGAAATTTATCAACTTCAATTAAATTTGAATTAGTTGAAATAACCTCTAGTCCATCATCAAACTGAAATCCATCTTCTTTATTTATTGTCTTAGCATAAGCTTCTAATTCATCGTTAGTTAAACTTTCTAAGCCATTTGCAGTTATATCTATAGCAACTAAATTTATTATTGTTCCAGGATAAGCTTCAGCTGTTGAAATATAAATTCCTGGCTTATTAGTTACTTTAAAAGATTTGTTTGTATGAACAAATTCATGATTGCTTCCAGCAGAAAAAAATAATGAAGTTGGTGTATCGCCTATAGTATACTTCCACCGCCAGATTGGCTTAAAGTAAATCCTTTTGATGTTGGTGTTATAGATACAGCACTTCCTACTTGCCATTGAGTTACAGGGGCTTTAAGCATACTATTTGTAAATACATTAACTCTTGGATTAACCCCTTTAATTTTTATATCTACTAATGAATTTATTGCTTCTGTAGCTAATTCACTCGAATCACCCTTGCCTATATTAAATAATCTTTTTGTTGAAACGATAGAATTTGATACATTTGGTACATTGACAATTTCATCAATATTCGCTATATTATTTGCATTTTCAGATACGTTAGTTTCAATAGTATCGATATTATCAGAAGCATCCTTTAGCCCTTGGTCTAATTTATCTAAGTTAACTGCATTTAGCAATGTTCCTGGTTCCTGCTGTATTTAATCCAGAATCATCTTTAACAATTTCTTTTGCTTCGCCATCAACTAAATATTTATTAGGATAAATATCATCTCTATTTTGAAAATTCACTTTTGTATAATTTATTGCCATTTATTCCACCGCCTTTATCTCTTTGTATAATTTATTGCCATTTATTCCACCGCCTTTATCTCTAGTTTGTATTTTAAAGTTACAAGTTGTGTTGACCCTGCTACTTTTTCATAAGAATAATTCTTTATATCATAGATGCCAGTTACTCCTATTAATCTAAAATTGTCAAGAATTCCTTCAACTTCTGGCTCTATATAAGCTATTATTGATAATTCGTCATACACAGAATGAATTATTTGAGTTATCTCAATAGGTTGCGTAACTCCGTTTACATCGCATGTTATACTATCTATATCATCTTTTATTAGTTCTAAAATTCTTGATATACCTTCATTTGTCATAATTTCTCCTTTATATTAAAATAATATTCCCATTTGCTAAGCGTTTCTGTGTCCGACCTAATAGAATACTTTATTCCGACACTAACAGCAACTGCTTTTTCAAATGTTTCATTTGGGATTTTCTGATTATTAGGTCTCATATTTACTTGTATTCTACCTTTACCACTTTCGAAAATTCCTAAAAAATCATTACCAAATAGAATATTTCCTGCTTCTTCTAAAGTATGCCACTCTCCATCCGAATTATTAACCGTTGTTTCTAATTTCAATCTTTCAATATACTCGCTATCAGATAACCCTTTTCTTTTTAAATTCTTATTAATACCGAATATGTTGTCTAAGTTTAAACCTGTTGCTTGGTCTATATCTAATATATTTTTTATTTGTTCAGATGTTTCTAAAAATTCATCATCAGTATGCTCTATTGTACGCAATATCTTACCTATATTACTATCTGGATTGTATTTCCCGAAATACATTGATAGTAAATTTAAAATGTCTTCAGAATAAGCCATTAAATCACCTCAATTTTAGTTTCATCAGTTGTAGATACTTCAACTCCATTCACTAAATCGGAATTAATTACTATATCAGCAGAACTGTAAGTTATCCCATATAGTTGCTTGTTTAACTAAATTTTCACCATCTATCGGATAATCATTATTTGTTTCTAAGGTTATATTTAACCAAATATTAACGTCTTGAGGTCTTTCGAATCCTACTGTAAAATGACTACCGCTATCTGTTTCAAATGTATGCTCATATGTTCCTACAGAACGAATACCCATACTTTTTACTTCAAAAATCGCAGTTTGTATATCTAAATCTTCTCCGCCTAATACATATGGTGAAAATGAATGTGCTTCTAAACCATTTACTATCTCGTCAGTATCATTTTCAAACATTAATACATCTTCCACATTTTCTAATGATAATATTGTTGCTCTAATTGCATTTGATGTAGAGCCACCACCTTTTGCCAAACTTTTTATAAATCTTAATCTTAAACTTTCGTCTGATTCTAAAGCTAAGCCACCATCTGCATCGTCATTATTAATTACTGAAGATAATCCAATTAAAGGACTTTCAACTTCTGTAATTGTTCCTGCTAATACATTTCCGTCAGAGCCTACATCCAATGCTTCACATTGAAGCGTTATATTTCCACCACCACCATCAATTGTTCCACTTGATAATGTTTGAAATTTTATTCCACTACTTGTTTGAACTACAAATCCAGAATTAATAATTGTATGCTCATCTCCCGTAAATAATACATCCACAATAGCTTTTGTTGCTGATTTACGACTTAAACCTTGAAATTTCACTGCATAATCTAAACTTGTATTAGTTGCTGTAGATACTGAGAAGTTATTATAAATATCTTCTAATATATCCCACCTTTCAGCCTCTTTTATTGCCATTGTAACCAACCATTGTCTTAAAAATGTTTCATCTCTTAAATCTATATCGTCTCCAAAGATATTCTTAGCTTCATCTATCATTTCGTTTAATATATCGTTAAAAGATTTCTTTTCAAATCCATTTTCTGTTATTCCTGCCATTTACAAAGTCACCTCCAATTCGATATTTTTTAAATTATAACTTATATTTAATTTAATCAATGCTTCTCTTTCTATCTTATTATATTCTATTTCTACACTTATTACCTTGTCAACTTCATCCAAAGAACTAATCGTTTGTATGATATCATTTTCTAAAGCTTTTAAATCTGGTTTCTTTTTAAACAATTCATCATGATTTAAACCTGTATTTTGATTGTAGAACCATTCGCCTTTTCTAATGCTTAAAGTATTTTCAATAAGTTGTAATACCCTATCGTCCTCACCTATTAATACAATATTCCCATTTATTAATTTTATATCTCCATCTTCTAAAAATATTGATTTTTTCATTCTACTAACACCTTCTCACTTGTATTTGGGCTTTCGCTATTAGGATTAGTTGTTGTCCCAGAGATAGTACCACTACCACTACCACTAGTCCATGAATAACCAGAACTAAAATTATGTGTATGATTATCAATCCAACTTTTTAAACTATCACCTAACGGTACACCCTCAGTTGCGTTTCCACCTAATTTAATAGTGTTTGGAGTATCAATTATTATACTTCCATCTGCTTTTATACTAATCTTGCTTGTTTGAGCTTTACTGTTATTAAAAGGTGTAAAGCTGAAAGGTATTGCAACTGCATCGTTTAATTGATGCTTACTATTAGTATTTACTTCTTTTTCCTCTCCAGATATAATTAAATTGTCAATATCGTAATCAGAAATTATCAATAATACATAATCTCCAACTTGTGATTCAACTTCTATCATATTTTTAGCGTTTCCTAGAAATAGTAACGGTACTTGTACTACTTGCGGTATACTGTTTCCGTTTAAACTATACAAAGGCTTTACATCTATTTTATTTTCATCATGTATTTTAGTTATTTTACCAACTAAGCTACAAAATATATTGTTTAGTAAATTATCTTGCAAACCTCCTAATAATTTAGAAATTTCCATTTAAACCTCCTTTACGAATAAATCTATTGTGAAATCTTCATTAAATGTAGCCTTTACAACTTCAAAATTACCATTTACATTCTTACTTTCTAATTTTACCAATGATTTAGGCTTGATATTACTATTAAATAGTATTTTAAAGCTATAATCTATATTAGAATCTTTCTCATCTATCTTTTTAGGGATTGATATTAAACCACTTGTAGAAGATATTAAAAATCCTCTTGAAATTTGTTTGTTTGTAAAATTTATTTTACCATTTGATATTGTAATTGGAGTTGCACTTTCCTTAGCTATCTGTTTAACCACATCGATAAGTTTACCCGAAACTGCTTTTCCTCTTTGATAAGTAACAACTTTCTCTAAATTGATTATTCCTGTACTTAAACCACTCAAAGGTACTAATCGTTCTAATATTTGTTTGCTTGTTATTGGTGGATTAAATACTTGATTGATATAATCATTAGTCCACGAATCAGTATCTGTGCTCATCTTAATTTCTGTTACATATTCTGTACTATTTTTAAAATTTGATACACTTACTACTTTACCTATGTTTAATGTACCAAAGTTATCCTCGTATCCTGCTTGCAATGAAATATCAGCACCTTTTTTTATTTTGTTAATTGTACTAATAGATAAATTAAATATTTTTATCATAAAAATATCCGATTCATTATCATCATCAATTTCACCTTTAAATTCAATTTTCAATGCTGGATATGATAATGTTTCGCTTAAACCACCTATATCAACTTTAATTATTCTTTTATACAACATACTATTCATCCTCTATTACATATAGAAATACTTTTATGCCTAAATTATCTAATGAAAGCTTATCTTCTTGCCACGTTAAATCATATGGTATAATACTTTCAGAATAAAAATCTTCTCTTAAATTACCACTATTATCTAAAGCGAAATCTCCAAATATAGATTCTCCTAATAATAATTTCTTACCTTGTACTAATATTTTATCACCTAATGACAAATCTGCGGTAAACTCATCGGAAAAGTTATTATATTTTAAGGTTATTGAATACACCTTATTGCTTAGATTTACATCAAAAGTATATGGTATTTTATCTTTTTCTATTGGTAAAATTCCTAACATATTAATCATCTCCTATCATATTAGCCTCTTCTTCTTTCAGAAGTAAATCTATCAGACTTCATTCGTCTTCTGTTTGCTCCAGAGAAGTTATCAATTTCTGGAGTGCTAATTTTTACATTTGATTTAATTAGGCTTTTTTCTCTTGATAGTTTAAGTAAATTAGTTAATGATGGAAACTTACCTTTTAATGGCAAATCTAAGTAATCTGGCTCTTTTGTTATTTCTAATATTGATTTTTTACCTAAATTCTTAACCTTATTAACAACCTGTGGCTTAACTGTCTTAAAATTAATATTAGTTTCTTGTAAATTTGCAATAACAACTTGCTTTAAATCTATTTTAAACTTTAATCCACCTTTTACCGAACTATCATGTACTGTAGATAAATTTTCTATAACACAATTATCTATAATGTTTCTACCTGTATACTTTATCAATTCACCACTATCAGAATATTTTCTTATCAATTGCAATGTATTAAAAGCATTTATACCTGTTATAATGCCAGATATAGAAACCCTTAAAGGGTTTACTTCTATATTGTCGGCAATAACATTTGAATCTTCTGTTGGATAATCAGTTATATTATTACTTTTAATTATTTCTTCATTATCAACTAATGTTAATTCTGCATCACCTAATTTAAACAATAGCAAACCCTCCTTTAAGTCTCGCTTCTTTAAAATAATTTTCAATTTCTCTTCTTGTTTCTCTTGCTATCTCAAGTGCACTTTGAGTTGTATTAGTATTTATTTCTATATTAACTACATTATTACTTGTATTAATTGTAGATTTCTCATTGATATTCTTCTTACTCATGTCGTTAAAAATCGACTCTGTGCTACTTTCTGCGTCTCTATCTATTATACCCCTTCTAGTAGTATTATTATCAATGTTAATCGAATTTTGACGTTTATTACCACCTAAGTCTCCAATAATATTCCTAGTTTCATTATGAGTAAATACTTTTTCTCCACCATTCATAGCAACAATTTCTGTTCCTCTCTCGCCAACTTTAGCTAATCCTGGTTTAGCATTGTTAGTGCCTGTAGCATATGAGCCTGTTATAATAGCTTGAGCTCTCTCTTCTTTAGTCATATCACTAGTTAGAGCAATACTATTGTATTTAGGAACAACCGTTTCGTTTATATTTCTATTTTCAGAATTCATTTGAACTTTGGTACTTGTTCCTGCAATACCTATAAAAGCTTTCAATTTATCCCAAATAGGAGTTATCCATTTATCCCAGAATTGTCTAAATTTTTCGGAATGTTTGTATAATAATTTTAATCCTACAACTGCACTACCAATTGCTATTACCATTACTCCAATTGGATTTGCTGACATAACTGCATTTAATGTTCCCATAACCCCAGTTGTTGCTGTAGCTGAAGCACCTAATGCGTTTGTAGCTGTAATCCATGCCCATTCTAAAGCTGTGCTTATTTTTGTAGATGTTCCTAACACTAATTGCATTGAGTTTAATTTACCAATAAGTCCTATCAATCCAGAAGCTCCTAATAATACCTTTTGAGCTCCCCAAGCTACCGCTAATCCCCAAATTAAAGGTTCTACTTTTTCATATGAACCTATTAATAATTTAGTTGTTTCGAATAAGACTTGAATACCTCTTGAAGCTACTCCAACTCCATTTACAACCATATCAACAATTGCATCTTTATTATCATTGAAATATCCTATCATATCTCCAATTACAGGCATTAATTTCTCTCCTGCTACTGCTGAAGTGTCTAATAATGTTGCTTTTAAACCTCTCATACTTCCTGCAAATGTATGTGCTTCACTTTCAGCTTTACCAATACTATCTTGTGATTGTTGCAATGCTAAATCAAATCTTAATTGCATTTTTACCAATGGGTCTAATGTATCAAATGATTCTGTATATCCTTTATTTAATGCTAATTGCTTTAATCCTGCTTCTGTTATTGCCAAACCTAGCTTTTTACCTGCTTGATGTTGTCCTAACATAACTGATTGTAAATTATTAGATGTAATTTCTTTCTCAATATTATTCATTGCTGATAAATCATCTGATAATTCTCTCATACTTGTCGCCATTTTAAAAGCTTCTTCTCTTGATGCTCCAAATCCTACTAGCAAATTCTGATTCTCTGCAATAGCACTTCTAGTTTCAACAACTGAAGAGTTTACTTTTTTAGAGTATTCTGTTGCCCATACTCCTGCTTGTTGCGACATTTCTCCGAATACTGTGTTAAATTTGTCTGTTTCCTCTGCTAACATTGATGCTTGTTCTAAAGAAAATTTCAATCCTTTACCTAATTCATATACGCCAATAAATGTACCTAAATTCTTACCTATTTTCTTAATTGAATTTCCTGCACTTTTTGAATTCTTATCAAGCTTTTTCATTCCTGTTCCTGCTCGATTAGTTTCTTGCGTTAAACTATTTAAAGCATTATCTCCTGCTCTTAAACTTCTCTCATTTACATCAAAATCAACACCTATGAACAAATCTCTTAAAGCCATTTTTCACCTCTCTTTAATAATAAAAAGCACTAACCACTTTTTATGTTGATTAGTGCCTCGTATGATGTCATAAGTTCTTCAAAATCCATTTTCATTACTTTATCATAATCTAAACCTCCTACGAAAATTAATTCGTAGAAGATATTATATTTTTTTGCCTTATCTTTTATTTGTTTCCTAGATATATTAGGCAGTAAGAAAGGTTTCGCACTCATTGATTAACGTCATAAGTGCCTCAAACCCGCCTAACTCTTTTTCTTCATTTTCAAAGTCCTCAACAGTTACTTTTGGGTCAACTACAACATGCTCTAAATAGTCATCAATCATTTTGATTTGCTTTGGAACTGATTTGCCTCTTGGCGTATTCTTATCAACTGTTTCCATGTACCATCTATATCCAGGACTTTGTAATGTATATTCTTTTTTATTTACTTTAACTACTTTTTGCTTTGCCATATTATATGACCTCCTATTATATTATACTATATTATAAATAACTAACTGAGTGGTCTGGACAATCAAATATCCATTCACTTTCACCGATTTCTTTAGACTTTGATTCGTCTGGTCTACGCATAATTACTGCGTTTGTAGCCGAAATAGTCTTTCCATTTTCATTACTATCTTTAATTGTTACATCTAACTCTTCTCTTCCTTGATACAAAGCATCTAAAATTTTATTAGATGGACTATTATTTTTTAAACCAATAGTTAATGTACAAGGATTTCCTGCTCTTTCAGTGTAATCAATTGAACCATCAGCTCCTTCGTATCTTGTAAATCTATCAGCACCTTCCTCATAAGCGTAAATATCTCCGTCTCTGAATCCAGTTAAAAAAGTACCATTTACAATAACTTTAATATTACTTGCATTATATGCCATAATTTTACACTCCTAACGTAGTAACTATTCTACCAGTAATTGTTGCATTTTCAATTGCTCCTGCTTCAATATATTCGAACTCAACACTTTTTAACACTCTTGCATCAATATCACTTTGTGGGATATCTGCTAAAGATAAACTTGTTACATTAAATAATGCTTGTCCACCTTTATTTGAAGCGATAATCCCATTTCTAAATCCTTGATTTAATGTCTTTTGAACTACTGATACGATTTGTGCAATTCCTGTATCATCATAAGGAACTTTATCATTATTAATTAACAATTGTGCTATATTTTCTTCCATTCTCAACTGAATAAAATCTTGAGAACGTTGTTGGTCGATATATAAGTTTCCTTGTAACAAACCATCACTTGTTACTTTTCTACCATAATATTTTCTTACATAATTAAATCTTCCTGCTTCTAAATCATTAGCATCTGAACCAGTTAATACTTCACTAGTAACTCCCGAAATTTCAACGTTCTTCCATGTTAAACTTCCTGGTAATCTTGGTAATCCGTATCCCGCAATTGCACATTCTGGATATTCTCCTGCAATGCTTGTATATACAACTGTTGTTCTGTTTGACAATGTTCCTGTATACGCAACTGGTAATACATCAACTCTAATAAAATGAATTTTAACTTGAGTACCAACCCATGTTGAAACTTCAACTTGACTTGCCATATCATCTTGTTCTTGTAATACTGCATAGAAATCTTTTCCATCTGCAACTAACAAGTTTAAAAAAGCTGATAAGTCTGTTACTGGGTCTACTCCTGCTTCATACTCAACTCCTGCAACTGCAAATCGTTCTGGTTTGATAGCTTGTCCCATTAAAGCACTTGCCATCTTATATACTACTGTGTCAGTCGCAAAATCAGCAACTAAATCAGCTAATGATGTATATACTGTATAAGCATGAGCTGTAGAGCTTAGAATTAAAGCTGTACCAAATCCTGCTTGCGAAACACCGCCTGTCTCCCTAACTATATTTACGTTAATATCTGCCATTCTTTATTCCTCCTTATAATTGAACTTCTTCAATAAATTCTGTTACATCTTCTATTAAATAATCTATAAAAAGTGTTACATCAAATCCTTTAATGTTAGAAAATTCAACATTTAATATTGTATTTCTGTTCATTATGTTTGGTTCTGACAATACACTAAAGCCATATTTACTTTGTAGCTTTTTTATTCCAACTCTGAAATAATCAGCTAGATAATTAATTTCATCATCCAAATTATCTTTAGAATGATGTGTCAATGATAATGTTAGTTTAACATTATTCTTATACTTACCTATAAATTGGTCATCTTTATCCATGTATCTAACTTCATCAAATTCATTAGATATTATTTCACTGATAATATTTAATTCTGCATATGGTTGAGGTGGTTTCTTTCCATTTTGCCCAGAAAGCACAACTTTTCCAATTTCATTTAAATCTTTTAATATATCTTTTATGATATCAGACTTTGCGTACAATTAATTCACCACCTTTGAAGCTATATAACTTTTTACATTTCCATGAAAGCTTTGGTCTAACACTTTCTCTATTTTATAATTCTCAACATCTACAATTATGTCGCCCTTGGCTAATTCCACTTCATTCTTTACAATTACTTTTTTATCTGCAACTGTATAGTCACCACTTGTTAGTCTTTTTACATCTTTATATGATAGGTTTAGTAGGACTCCAAATATAGTTGAAATTGTTTCAGTCTCACCTTGCCAAATACCATCAATGTAGCCACCATTGTTAATCTTTTTAATTTGTATTTCTTTACCAAATTCATCAACTAAACTTTGTAAGTCCACTATTTCACCACCTTATATGTCACTCCATTTAATAAATTACCACTATCAATTAATGGGTCATTATGCCCTTTTTGCTGTATTGTAAATGGATGTAATTTTGGTTCTTTTAAATCTTTCATTTGCTTTTGTACTAAATCTACTAGATAATTCCCAAACTCAAATGTAAATTCTTTCAATTTCATATTTGTTGTTAAGTATTTCTCTAGTAGTTTAGTTACTTTAGCTCTTATTTGCTTTTCTTTCTCAATTGCTGTTGACCTTATATAACTTCTCTCGGGAATTTCAATATATTGCGTATCACTTCTTAAAAATAAGCCTTGAGAGCGTAAATAACCTCTCATCTTTTCAGTTACTTTGATACTTGCTCCAAATTCCTGTACTCTTGCAATCATTAGTAATTCAGAACTGTCTTCATTGAAAATTCCAACTCTTATCTCAATTTTCTTTAATTCTTTTATCTTATCGTATAAATCATCTAAATCATCTCTTACATCTTTTATTTTTATATATTTACTCATAGTCTTAAACCGATAAATCTAAATCATTGAATAATTTCCTATAACTATTTAATCTCTTTTCAAACACATTTTGCCAACTGTTATCACCATTATATACAATTTGTAAATCTTGTACGCTTTTTGATTTAACGCCACCATTATTAGTTAATTTGAAAGTATTTATCTTATTTGCTAAATCTACAAAGCCTTTATTTGGAATAGAAGCCACTATGAACATTGGTTGTCCTGTATTCTCTTCTTGTAAATCTTCCTTTACAGTTATAACACCTGGTTCAACTGAATCTATTTCGTAAACACCATTATTTAAGTAACTATTTTTAATAATTACATACATTCCTTTTAAATATAGTGATTTAAAATCACCTACTAAAGTATTATCAGATGTTATTTCAACTTTCTTATATTCAACAGACTTAACAAAATGATTGTTTATCGTATCCATTATTTCATACAATATAATACCTCCTTTTGTTAATCTAAACTATCTAACTCGAACCAACTCCAACAACTACACAATTCTACATCAGCATTTGCTAAGTTCTCAATTTTTAACGCATATCTAACTCTTTTGCCTAAAATGTAAGGGTCTTTTAATCCTGCAATTACCATTGATTTATTTTCCCCAACTACTCTTGAAGTCTTTCCTATATCATTTCCTAAACTTTCAAATTCTGCTAAATCAACAGGAAGTCTAATTGAAAATTCTGGAATAATATCATCTTTCATTTGTCTATTAGATACATAACTTACAATTCCACCAGGCAATCCTTCACCCTGTGGTTCTGTTTCAAAAATTACCACATTCTCTTGTTCGCTTGTTGGTATATTCTCTATCTCATAAAAAGTAAGTAATCCTGTACTTGAAGCTATAGCTGTTGTCCTGTTTAAAGTACCGTCTTCATTAACTCTGAATTTAACAATTTCTGCATAAGCTTCAGCAGTTGCTTTTAATTTCCATAAACTGGGTCCATCATAAGCCCATTCAAATTCCATTTCACTATCAGACACCACTATCATAGTAGTTTCTCCACCATCATATTGATTATCTACTACATAAGTGTAAGTCTTTCCTTCATCAATTATTTCATTTAAATTAGCTTTTGAATATGGGAATGTTTCGCTTTCATATGCAAAAATATTTTCATATTCTTTAACCATTACTGTTTCTTCAAATAAAGTAACCTTAACATCTACATCTTTAACTTCACTAATAATATTTAAAGTTCTACTTTTCATAACTATATCCTTAGTATATCCAGAAATAGCTGTAGAATAAATAGTACCGTTAGCTGGTACTGTTACAGTCTTACGAGCATAACATTCCTTGCCTAATTTATTTTGCCTAAGAGATAATTCTTCAGTTATAACACTCATCATTTCACCTCTTTTCTATTCTTGTAATCTTGCAACTAATTCAGCTTTTGCACCATAAGTTGGTTTGCCTTGATTTTTTAATAAAATTCTTAAATCATCGTTTGTCATCTCTTCTAAATTTACACCATCTAAATCAACTTTAACAACATGTTCAACGTCTTCATCAATGTTATCAACATTATCAACATCGTTATCAACAATATCCTCAGCATTTTTTTCAATCTCTTTATAGCTCTTAACTTCTTTATATCCTTTTGACTTGAAATATAAATCAAATTTCTGTTCGCTAACTTTTCTTGTTACTCCATTTTTAGTAATTATCAATTATTTCATCTCCTTTTTTAAAAAAGAACAGGTAGGCTTTTTCACCTACCCTATTCTCTTATTATATGTTACCTTATTCTACGAAATTTCCTTTGAATGTACGTAGATACCTGCAACTTTGTTGTCTAATACCCAACAATCATGATAAATTCTTTGTTGGAACAAGTAACCATCAGTCTTTTGATTTTGCTCTGGAGCAAATGCTTTAGCAACATTAAATCCAACATAAGGAATAACCGCTGATTTATGAACTAACATAAAGTTAATTTGTTCTCCTGTAACAGATACTGTATATCCACCTGCTTCTTGTCCAGCAGTTGTACCATCTAATAATGTAATAGCAGTATAGAATCTAGTCTTAGGAACTTTGATAATTTCAATGTCATCAAAAGTTTCAAATGTTCTATCTAAATTTTCACCACTACCAAATCTATATGGAGCAGATTCTTTTAAGAAACGATATGATTCATTTGATACAAATAATACTCTGTCTTCATTTGGAACATTATCATCATCCATTTGCTCAATTGCTTTACCTAATGCTGAAACGATAGATGTGTTATCTAATGTAACACTTGCAACTTTTGTACCTGCATTAGCTGACATAACTGCAAATCTTAAAGCATCCATCTCTGGAACAACATTTACTCTTGTATAAGTTGATGCTAAGTTAGCATATGCAACTCCTGCTGTTTCTAAGTTATCTGCTCTGTCAATAGAAAATTCTCTACCTCTATCATTAGTTAATTGCTTAGCTTCCCATGTTAAACTCATTGTACCTGCAACATAACCATTCGCTCTGTCATAATCTGCCATGCCTTGAGTTGATACTTTAGGAACTTTGATTGTTTCTGCATCTAACTCTTGAATTAAAGAACTATTGCCCTCTAATACACTTGTTACAGATGCTTTCATATATACTTCATCTAACTTCTCTGCCACATGTTTCGTAATTTTTTCTAAACTCATTTACTACACTCTCCTTTTAATTATAATCCCATTGCGGAATCAATACTTGAAAATTCACCATCTTCTATTCCTTTACCCTTGCTTGGGTCTGGTGTCACTATTTTACTTTTTAAGAACATGTTCGCTCTCTTTTCTTTCACAGGCTTAATATAATCGTCTTTACCAATAATATCTTTCCCTGCTTCATCAAGCTTCATTTCGTCAATCTTAGAATCATATTCATGCATTAATAAATCTAAATTCTCTGGGTCTGCACCCGATGATAATAATCCTGCTTTTAAAATTGATTCTATCTTAACTCTAGTAACTCTACTTTCTGATTTTTCTTTGAAGTCTGTTAATTCTGAATTAAGTGTATCCAGTTTCTTTTTATACTCTTCAATACTTTCATTTGAGCCTTTTAATTCAGTGATAGTCTTATTTGTTTCATCTAACTTTGAATTTACAGTCTGTAATTCCTCTACTTTTTCATTATATTTCGTCTTAGGAATAAAATCCTTTGGTATTTCAGCTTTTGCATATTCAATTAATCCATTTACCACTTCATCTTCTAACTTTAACTCACTTAATTTCGCTTTTAACAATTCAAATACTTTCATTTTACTCCTCCTATGTCTAGTTTATACAGATTCGCACTGTTAGGTTAATTTCCTGTACAACATTCTGCTTTTATAGACTTCTAGGTCTAAATGTTGTATTATCACTTAATGCTTAATTACTACATGTTCCAATTCACATCTACATCTAATTACTTCACTTGCATCTCCTGTAGGGTCTCCTGGATACATTAATCCATTATCAAAAGCCTCGTCTAAAGGAATTGATATTCCATTATCTAATGACTTATGACTTGCCCTAACCTTTTCATCTCTTCTTGATACCCAAATTTTCTCGATTGTATCATCTATCTTACTATTTGCTTTTTGTAACCCTGTTATTCTACTGTGATTCATTGTCTTTGTAGTTTGAGTTGTTATTATTGTTTCATTTCCATTAACAACTCCTTCAACAACCTTTTTCACACTCTTGTTTAAATCATTTATACTATCTCCAGAAGCAATTGATTGTCTAACCTTTTGACTTAAACTTAATTTGCCTCTTACTATTGTACTGTCAATAGCATTATCCTTAAATATGGTTTGTACTAAATTACTATATTCCTCTTCAGTTAATCCAATATCTATTCCATGTAATACATCATCTAAGGCTTCTTTTGTAGCTTTAAAGTTAATATCAGCTACATTTCTTAAATATCCATCAAATTCAGTCTTATTCAATTTCAACTTATCAATCTCAGCAAATGCATTATTTAAAAAAGATGATAATAGGTTGGACTTATTAACCTTAACTAAATCCAACTTAGAATCTGTTGCAACTGTTGTAAAGAAGTTATTATTCATACTTTTTAAAGCAATATATGTTGCAATTGCAATTCTTTCATGGTTATCTATAAATGATTTTTCTTCTTCTTCAGTATCATTCAATGCTTTTTCATATTCATTCATATTATCACTCTTCTATTAGGAAATCTTGTGACTTATCAAGTACACTTTTTAAAATTTCCTCTTTAGTCATATTTGAATTCTTTTTTACAAATTCAAGATTGTTTATAATTTCCGCTATCATCTCTTCACTTACAAATCCCGATAACAATGATAAATTCTCTAAATCAATCTTATTTTCTTCAGCTCTTTCTTTCTGATTAACTAAAATTGTTCTATCAAATACTAATTCACCACTTACTCTAGTATCAATACCCATCATTTCAAAATATCTATTAATTATGAAATTTATTTTTCTCCAAAAGTCCTGTAATTCCTGTTCAAATCCAGAAGCTTTCATATTTAAATTCTCATACATAGAAGCTATGATGTTATTAGTTACATTTCCTTTTGCCATGTTCTCTGTATCTACTGCCATTCCTGCATCAAATATATCTTTTCTAAATTGTTTCAACGCTACTTCTCTAGCTTCTGTTGGGATAATACCTTGTTTATAATCAACACTTCCACCTTCTGCAATGTTAATTCCACCCATTTTCTTTATAAGATTTAATACTTTAGATGGGTCACTACCACCATATCCTTTTAATACAGTTAATATCTCCTGGAAATCATCAATATTATTTGCAAAGTCAGGGTATAATTCCCCAACTTTCCCCAGACTCATCTATAACTTCGCCTCTTGAATTTACAAGTTGATTCTGTATATGACTTCTAGTTTCTACCAATGTCCATTTCTTTTTCTTTTCAAAGATTACTACCTTATATTCATCCCAAATCTCAGCTCTTTCAACTCCATCTACCATATAATGTCTAATTATTCTCTTTTCATTATCTCTTGTAGATGATTCAAAATCAACTATAATCTGGTCTCCAGGTATTCTATTGAATTTCAATTTCTTATCTTCTAGATATGGTTGCCATGCTTCATATATTGTTTGTGATACTTTCATAGCAGACTTTTTAAGTTTAATCTTCCAATCTGGAATTAACTCTTTGTATATTTCCTCATCATTAGTTACCGATAAATCATCGTTTAAAGAATAACTTACCTTTTGAGTTATCTGTAATTTAGCAAATGCACTTGGTAATCTATGATTAGCTCTTGTTGTATCTTCAACATTAACATATCTTTTTTCAGAAGTCTTTTTATCCTCAATTGCTATTCCTTTAAACTTCTTTCTAGTTAATATATCATTCTCTTGTTTAAAATATCTCTTACCGATATCCATTTCATTTTGTAATTCACCAAACTTTTCAATTTGGGATTTTAAATATTTTATTAATTCTTTTTCCATTAAATAACCTCCTAAAAGAAGCTCCATTCATTGTTCACGATTTCGCTCTCTATTGCATATCTTAGAGTATCAAGTAAATGATTGTCCCTATCTACTGGTACTGGTAATACATTTCCATGTTTATCTTCTTTCATTTTATACTTTGAAATCTCATTTGTAAAGTTTATACATGACGGATGTATTATTATCTCATATCCTTGTATCCATCTTATACCATTCTCAATTGAACCTTTACCTTTTTTAGCTCCATATGCATTAATACCATACTGTCTAAACTCGCTAATACTTTTAGGCTCTGAGCTATCACACGTTACGATATCTCTCTCATCTACAAATTCTTTTATTTTCCTAGCTGAACGTTCATTGCTACTTCCAAACAAATACAATTCGTTTAATACATGAATTATTTTCTTTTTCTTATCTAAGTTTATTTCTATAAATGCAAATGGGTCATCAGCAAATCCCCAATCGACACCATAGAATCTATTAGCAAATCCTTTTTTATCAAATTCTTTAACTTCATAATTTTTATAGATTACATTTCCAATTTCTCCCCAATCACCTAACGCATATATTCTATAATATTGATAATCCGTTTCTTTCAACTTTTCAATTGCTTTCTTATAATCATCATCAATAAATTTATTATCTTTATACGTTGATTTCAATATGAATGTATCTGTTGGCTTTCTATCAAAAAAGTAATATTTCAACCAACTTAAATTCGATATAGGGTTGAATGTCAATGTTATTTGCTTTTTAAATGCTGTCTTACCTCTTAATCGTAAATCTATCTGTTCAAAATCCTTCTGTGTTATCTCACTTGCTTCCTCAATCCATATATCAGTAATACCACTTATAGATTTTAATTTCTCTACATCATCTAAACCCTGTGTTATAATCTCATTTCCATTAATACATCTTATACTCATATCACCTTTTTTTATGGTAAATAAATGAGATAATCCATTTTCATTAATAATTTCAGTTAATAAAGAGAATACGGAATTTCTTATTGTCTTTCCTACTTTTCTCAATATTAACGTCTTTCTACCTTTATCCTGTAAATGCCTCAATATTAACTCTTGTGCTACATAATAACTCTTGCCAGAACCTGCTCCACCATAAATTATCCTATATCTATCATCACTTTTATAAGCTTTTTTATAGATAGGGTTTAAACTAAAATTAATCATCATCATCAGCCCAATCAACTTTTATATCAATTTCGAAACTACCTTCATGCTCTACTTTATCAGTATAAGCATTAGCCATAGCTAATATCATCTTTCTATCTTGAAATCCTTTAGGCTCAAGTGCATTTTCATAAGTAGCATTTATTACATGTGCTATTTTACCTTTTATCAATTCAATTGAAACATCCCTAACTAAATCGTTAAAGCCTTCTTTCTTAACTCCCGTATAATATACTTTTGTGCTAACCCCTGCCTCTCTACACATTGCAGTTACAGACTTCCCTATACTATTAGGATTTAACAATACTTCTAATAATTTCTGCTCTGCTTTCGTAGGCTTGTATCCATATCCTTTTGTCAATGACTTTTTCATATTCTCACCACCTTTCTTTTTAAATTCTTTTTACCTTTTCACTTAACTTATATTGCCTTCTTTCCATTTATAGTATCCTTTTTTATCCTTTAAACCACGATATTCTTTATTATGTTGATTTTTAATTCGTTGTATATCTATATCGTTTAATTTCTTTATATCAACCATATTCTCTAATGGAAAATATATAATCTCTCCACCATTTGCTGTAAAATTCTTACTCTTCATAGGATATTCCAATACTTTACCTTTATAATTTACCTTAGTTTCATTTCTTAATTTAGATAATGTATTTCCATATATCTTTCCTAATTTAGAATCTACAAAAAATATCCAAACCTCAAGATTATATTTATTCTCAATGTTTAAATATTCTCTAAAGTTAGATATTGATATTCCTGTATCTGGGTAATAATCCCTCGCATCTATTGTCTTTACTTCTGCTATCATCAATGATTTTTTATCAACTGAAGCTAATATTCTATCGAATGGATGTGCTTTATCCTCTACCATTGGTGCAAAAGGAATAAATTTCCCACTATTTATTATATAATTGTCTACTATCTCTTCGCCAATTTGTCCTCTTCTATACATATTCGTATCTGTAAATATCATCTTTATACCGCCTTTAGTATTATGCTTTAATTATGAAAATAGGCAACGTACTAAAGCTTGTACGCTTTCGGGAGCTACCCTAGCCTATTATTTGTACACTTTATATGTACACTACAACGCATAAGTAATGTCGGACTTATACGCTGTATCTACACATAAAAAAAAATTAGGAGTCAAACTTAAAAAATCATCTATTTTGAATTTCTGAAATCGCCTGTTTAAAATATAAAATATTATTTCTATACCTTATTTTAACCATCTTACAATCGAATTACAATTGCAACATCTTTCAACCTTTCTATCTATAGTAATCTTTTTATTATCAATATAGATGTAAAAGTCTTTGCTTGTTTCATATGTTTCCTCTTCTTTATTGCACTTATAACAATATTGTTTCATTTCATATTTACATCCTTTATATTATTTTAAGATTAAACATTATTAGAAAAGACATATAATAATATACGCCTTTTCTACTTAATTGTTTATCTACTGTTATTATACCATGTTTGTATGATTTATAACACTTTTATATACAATTTGCAGATAATTACTAACTAATTTACTAACTTACCATTACAGGCTTTGAAATACAAGTTCTAATATTAGTTACTTCATTTTTACAAAGAAAATATCTAGGATATTCTTTAATTACTATATTTTTACCTATCTTATCACCTATTCTGTAATCATTCATTATTCTTAAATTATCTTTATTTTCTTTAATTCTATTATTAACTAACTCTTCATGTTCCTGTTGCTTGTCTTCAATAAGCTTTTCCATTCTTAAATGATGATTTGATTCAAAATAATTAATTTCCTTATTAGTTTCCATAATATCCAATACTCTCATTGGTGAATATCTAGTGCCCTTACTTAATTCTATCAATGTCATTTCCTTGTAATTTTCAATAATATATTCTATCTTTTTACCATAATTATTTTTATTGTCATAGCCTAACTCTTCTCTAGTAATTAATCCATTTCTTATATATCTGTTTATTTTTCTACTCATATTCGAATAATTAATATTTAATGCTTTTGCACAATTAGCCAATCCTATTTTACTGAAATTATTTTTAAGAAATTCAATCCTTTCTTTATCTTTTTCATTATATTTATTAGGTAATTTAGAACCAGAACAATATTTGTCAACCTCATACTTCTTAATTCCTAGTTCTTTTGCAATATCTTCATATCTCATTTCTATATAATTTCTCTCAATATATTCCTTTTGCTTTTTACTTAACATTTTTAACTCTCCTTTTTCATGTGTTATTATATTTCACTACACTGTATATAGTGGGTCTACTTTAAAAATAATTTATCTTTTTTTTACAACTTATACTTTATTAACAATAATACACCTTTAAAAAGGTATATTATCGTCATCTTCACTAGTTGCTACATAATCTTCATCGTTATCTTTCATTAATTCATTTGCTAAACTTTCAACCTCGTCATCATTTACATATCTAATCATTTCTAATGATGTAACGTTTACATTCTGATAAATCTTTTCATTCTTTTCGCTATATGGAATTTGCATTTCTCCTGTTACCATAACTCTTGAGCCTTTAACTGCAAACTTTGACATTGCTTGACCATATGTTCCGAATACACTACAGTTAAACCAATAAACAATATCCTTTTTACCTCTTTTAAAGTTCTTATCAACTGCTAATGTGAATTTCAATACCTTTGTACCATCATTTAATTCTTTCATTTCACTTCTACCGATATTTCCTGTTAATGTAATCATATTCATTTTTAGCATTTTTTATGCTTTTTTAACTAAAATACCTAACTTTTTGCTATTTTCTTGCTAATTTTTCATTAATTCTAAGTCTGTTATAAATTCTCCATCTACATTATTGTAATATAACCATTTTTTTAAATTCTTATAATCTATATGAACTTCCAATCTATATTTATGGTCTTTTTCGTTTGGTAATATAGTACTTGTGAATAATTGAGAAAATTGTTCTCTTTCTTTTTTTAGTCTTTCATTTTCAGCTAACATTCTGTGGTACATTACTTTGTAATTAATCATCTTCATTCCTCCATTTTTACTATACTGCAACATTTTTATTACCTCCTAGTATTTAACTTCAACTTTAATTAAAAAGCTCTCTGAGTCGATTTTGAAGCCATTGTGAAATAATTCCATTTCTATCATTTTTTCAGATACATAAGCATCTTTTATTGTATCTATTTCCACCTTATTAAATGAATATCCTTTCTTTTTAGCATCTGTATAATCAAATATTGTTGCATTTCCATCATTTTTAACTAAACCATTTCTTTTTAACATTTCACTTACTGCAACTTCCATTCTACTTACAGTTGTTTGTACGTATCTACTATATTGTAAAAATTCTGATTCCTCGTATCTAGTTTCTTGTCTATTCATTGCTATGCCACCTCTCTTATAATAACTTCTACGCCTTGCCATTCTTTGTTAACAACCCAATTGTCACTAATAGAATCTATTTGATTCCATCCATCATTTTCTAATACTCCTGCTTTTACCATTCCATCTAAGATAAATTTCTTAGAAAAGATAAAATTGTCTGGGTCTCTACGTTTATTTTTTTCTTGCCATATAAACTCTAATTTTACCTTTTTACAAGGACTAATATCTGCTCGTAAACAATGTGTTGCAACTATCTTAGTCCATTTCTTTTTAATCGATGCTCCTGCATATTTATTAGTTCTATTTGCGTTTGTATACTCATTTAATGTTGGAAATTTCGCCTCTATTTGTAATTTTTGCATATTTTCTAATTCCTTTCTTTATTTTTAATTAAACCATCTATTTTTACTATAAAAGATAGTATTTCGTTTAATTGAGTTAATAGATATTCTGTATTCTTTTCAGTTTGATTATCATCACAATAATTTGCACATAATTCATAGTGTTCTTTTAATTTTTTCGATTTTTCTTTTTCAGTTAGTTTCTCATCATGGAATATTTCACTCGCTTTTGACATTTCTTATCTCCTTTATAGTTTAAAATGGGCTATTTGGTACAATTTCTTTAACTTTTATTTTTTCATAAGTGTTTCTATCAACATCTGCTTTTAAATAATCTTTCCAAGTATATACATTTTCTCTAATTTCATTGTAAGTTCCAGAAGCTTGATTTGTTATTATTTCGTCAAAGTTACCAGAAGTCTTATTGAATTTGAATAAAAATCTACCAAACTCTCCAAATTCTCTATTCTTTAATACGTCCATAATATTTGTTACATCAGCATCTAATACTTCTCCATCAAACTTATCATGTCTTTCTTTAAAGTCTCTCATAAAGCTAATTACATTGTCTGCCTTATCTGTTATCTCTTTAGAGCCACTTACATCCATTTTAGTTAATGCTACATTCTCTTCAGTTTGTCTTGCATGTGCTATAAGAATTACTGCTACATTATTTATTTTTGCAAATCTTTTCATTTTTTCAACAAATGATGATTGTGCATTGTTTCTATTCTGATTACCTAATTCTAATATTGACATCAAATTATCTATAACATATATCTTTGTACCATATCTTTTATATGATTTCTCCATATCTTCAAAGATATCTGTTTGCATTTCAGAACCTCTAATTATTAATTTATTCTCGTGCCACTGCTCTAAAGCTTCAACTACTGTGTCTTTTGGATATTGAATTGGTCTAATATTAACTTTTTTAGTAATTGTTGCGTTCTCTTCTCCACCTACAAGTCTTAAATAGAACTTTCTTTTCAATGTTGCTTGATTTGACTCACCATCATATAAGAATATTCCATGTCCTTGTTCTATCATGTTACACATCATTTGTTGTGTAATTGATGTCTTACCCTCATTATCTCTTCCGTAGATAAGATTTAAGGTAGATAGTCTAACTCCATCTAGAAGCCAATCTAAGCCCGATAAAGCACTACTCTGTTGTCCAAATCTAATCTGTTCTTGTTTAGAATTTTCAAAAGTTATATCTTCTAATCTTTTTAATGACTCAATTTCTACATATTTAGCTTTTTTTAACTCTACATCCATATCTAAGCCATCAACTACTGCATGATTTATTGTGTGATGATTTTTTAGTATTCTGTACTTTACATTTGTAACTCCTATTCTTTTGATAATTCGATTAAATGTATTATTTGATACGTCATTTCCAAATATTAATGTGATTTTCTTATGCTTTTTTAGGTCATCATAGTACTTTGCAACAAATCCGTTGCCTTTATGTGACTTAGAACATATATTTCTGTATCCTAATTCATACATTGTAAGGTAATCCATTATGTCGAAGCAGATTATAATATCATCATCATCTTTTATATTGTCATAATTAAATAATAAATCTTTTTCACCATATATTCTTTGCTTTAAATTTGTTATATCTACCCATTGATGTAATTTTATTTCTTTTTTTCGTCTATAAGTAACTCCAATTTGGCTTTTACCATCTTTTGTTCTATCTGTGATACCATTTTCTAATAACGTTTGTAAGCTAATCTTTTTAAATTTAAACATTTTTTCTAAGCCTTGCATATATTCTACAATTTCTTTATTTTCTTTTTCAATTACTTTTTTAATATCGTCTTCTTTTATATCTATTGTTTCATATCCTAAGTTTGTCTTTAATTTATCTACTGCTTGTCTATAACTCATACCATAATATTCTACATAATGATTAATAATGTTATATTTTCTTTGGCAACTGAAACAATAGAATGTCTCTGAGCCTTTAATTAAGCTCATACTAGGATGTTTATCGTTGTGGTCATTAAATGCACACTTAAACTTTTTACGTGCGTTAATGCCTAAATCTGAAGCTATTTCCTCTACACCTTGTTGTCCATATTCTCTAACTAATGATTCTATTTGTAATTTCATATTGACTCTCCTTTTATATTTTTTAATATGTGGTTTAAAGCTCTAAATTTAAGCTTAGAGCATTTTTAATTTTTCAATGATAAATTGCATTGCTTTTATTGCTTTTACTGTCTGACATTAAATTGATTATCATTTTTAATATTCTATGTTTAAATATTTGTTTATACGGTGAAATTCATTTAAAAGATTGTTTATAAATGAAATTTAACCTTGTTTATAAATAAAATCCTTTCTCTCATCTTAAAAATCATTAGGTATATCATTGTAGATGTCTACAGTTGGTCTAGTAGCTTTTTTTTCATCCATGCCATATTTTCCTTCTAGTATCTTAATAAAGTTGTTAGGATTGAAAATCCAGTCCATTTATCAGTTAATTTTACATATCTCGGTAAATTTTCCTTTGAATCGTAATAATCTACCACGCTAACCATATCATCTTTTAATATGAGAGATTTTTTATTTTTCATTTCAGACTCTGTTGGAACTTTATTTTCAATTTTTACTTCATTTTCTATTTTAGGTTGATTTTCATTAAGAACACTCATTGGTTTAAGCGTATAAACATTGTTTGCAAATTCTTGATTTGGCTTTTTAACTTTTTTCTTGGTAAGTAATCCTTTTTCAATTAATATTTCAACGTATTTCATTACTGTATTTTTAGATATTCCCATTACTCTTGATAATTTAGTATAACTTGGATAACATTCACTTGTTACATTGTCAGCATATCTACATAGATACATATATAACATTGATGCATAACCAATAAGCTCTTCACTATCAACTGCTTCATTTGGTACTCTAAAAAAATTATATTTCATTTCTGATTTTAAAGTATCTTGATTTTTCATTTTTATTTTTCACTCCAATCTTTTTTATTGTAAGACTCCTGATGTATTAGTCTTTTTATATGGGTCTTTTTATATAAGTCTTTTTACATCCCAACTGCTTGACTAGGTACTCAAAGAGTTTGACTACCCCATATCAGCTCCTTGACTACCTAGTGTCATAATTATACTATCAAAGTTCAATCATTTGACTACCTAGTCTATTTAAGTCACTACTTTATAATAGTATAAATGTTACTACTAAACACTTTCTCACTTGTTACTATTTCATTTAAGCTCATATTTACTTGATTTTTATTATCCTTATAACAGTGTAGAATTATTAATACTAACAATGCAAAGTCTTTTACATCGTCATTGTCAAATATTGAATTTGGTATAATACTGAATCCCGAATTATTGCTTGTCATTTTATTTTCTCCTTTTTATAATTGTATAAATATTACTCACATTTTTACTATCACTCGTATCTTTTATTCTTGTAATATAACCTTTTTCAACTAATTCTTTAATTTTTCTAGTTACTGTGCTTTTACTTATAAACGATTGTGTTACTATTTCATCATATGTTATTCTAACTTTATTATTAATGCTATTCCTTGATAGGATATCTAACACTAATTCGCCACTCCATTTTAAATTTCCATTCTCCATTTTTATTTGCTCCTATTCTCTTTAATATGAGATTAATCTTTTAGTCTTTTTTATAAGTCTTTTTAATGAGTCTTTTTACATCCCAACTGATTGACTACCTCGTATCAATTATTTGGCTACCTCGTATCAATTATTTGGCTACCTATTGTCTAAAAATTCATAAATTCGTTTAAATCTTCTCTTCTGACTCTTATAACATGTTGAAATTTTACACTTTTTAATTTTCCATCGTTAATCCAATTGTAAATTGCTTGTCTTGTAACATTCAATTCCTTTGCAACTTCAGTTACTTTTAATAATTCCATTTCCCTTACCTCCTCTATATATACTATATTACACTACCTATGGTACGTTGTCAACTACTTTTTTTATTATTTTTAATTTATTTTTCTATCTATTGTCGAATATATTGATGTAATATAGTTATTTACCTATTTTTTTATATAAAATTTAAGATTATGTAGCTGACTTAATTTTATTTTATTCTCATGACATATGAAATTCTCTATAATTTCTAGTGTTTCATTCTTTAAATCATATAAAATCTCATCTTTTATACATAAACTGTTATTAATTATTTCTATTTTTATTAATTCGTCATTTTCAATCATATAAACATCTTTAGAGTCTTTATTCAGAAGCTTAAAAATCGATTCTAGGCTTATTTCTTTATATAGGTGATTAATTGCATCAACTTCTAAAAAATCCTCTTGTAATAAGCTTATATTGAGATTAACGTCTAACCATTTACCGATATGTTCTGAATAATAAACACATTCGCCATCATTTTTAACTTTGATAATTGTTCCATCTTTATACATATATAAACCTTTTACTTTAAAATCTTTAATTTTCATTTTTATTTCCTCCTAATTTAGTTTAATATATATAGCCTATATGTTGAGATAAGCTATATATATGACATTTTTTACCTTACAATTGTAAGTTGATTTATCTTATGATTATTGCAAAGTGATATTGGTTTCCAATTCCTAAAAATATTCTATCATTTATTTTCTTAAAATTATTAAAGACGATTTCAAATCCTAAAAATAATAAGATTAATTTACCATCATCTAGCCTATCACCTTTTTTAACTACATAATCAAAGTCGTTATTTTGAAATTTCAATATATCATCTTGCAAGAATATCGAAAAATCTTTTGTTGCTACCAACATTTTAGTAAATCTATCAAGTAACTCATTGCTTTTTTCCATTATTTAGCACCTTCTTTGCTTTTAGCATATTCTTTATCCATCCATTTAAATCTTTTCTTGCCATTTTGGTCTTCAATTCCAATTTCTACAATTGAGCCATTATTTGATTTAAGATGATATACTTTGAATTTTAATTTAGCATTAAGTTTAACTGAATTCCCAGATTTGTAAGTTTCTCCACTTACAAGTGGAATCCATATAAATGGTGCTGTGTAAAGCTCTCTGCCGATACCCCAATTGAAACATGCTCTTTTAAATGAATCTGATGCTAGTCCTTTATCTTTTTCAGTATTACTTTCAGTTCCTGTATCTTCTTTACCAACCCATTGATTTTTACTTTCGTCCCAAACTGAAACGATACAATTTTTATTATCTCTTAAATGCTCTCTCTTCCAATTTAAGCAACCTACTGTCTCGTCTAACACATTCATATCACATCTTGCATTTTTATAAAGTAGAACCATATTATAAAGTAGAACCATACAACCTTTTTCTTTAACCATCTTTTTTTTTTAATTTACTACAACCTGTTTGTTATAGTACTCAATGTTTGTTAAAATTATTCATTAATTATCTAAAATATTTATTATAGTATGCTTTTTTTTCACTTTCAGTCATTTGGTCATCTGCATATAATTGCTTTAATAACATTTTTTGCTTACTTGACATTTTTAATTCCTCCTAATTTTTTATTTTTTATAAATCCCAATAATCTCCTACTAATTCTCTAATTGCTTCCTCTATCTCTTCTTTAGTTGCATGTTTGTCGCTTACAATTTGTTTAATTTGTTGTTGAATCTCTAATGATAACATTTTTATTCCTCCTATTATTTTAATAAATTGTCTGATTTGAATTTCTCTAATGATTTTGTTTCAAATATTCTCAAATATTCTTTTGAGTCTAAGTCTAAGTATAATCTTATAAAGTTTAACTCTTGAGCATTAAATGTTCCGTTAATTTCTTTTCTACTATACGATTGCTTTGATAGTTTCAATATTTTTCCTAACTCTTGTAACTACCATTTATTTTATTCTCCATTTCCTCACCTCCTATAAATAGTATACTACATTAATGTTTACTTGTCAACAAAAATGTTTATTTATTTTAGAAAAAAATTAATTTATTTATAATTATATTTTCTTGGCTAAAAAAATTAATTTATTTATAATTATATTTTCTTGGCTTTGAAGTTATTCTCGTTGAACCACATATTTTTCTTAATTCTGTTAGTTTGTAATCAATACTTCTTATTTTATCTACTATATATATAATATCATTATTGCTTTTAAATTCATTCTCATTTTTAACCGCTAACATAATTAACCCCCTAATTTTAGAACTTCTTAACTGAATGATATTTTACATTTTCAATCTGTAGGAATATTTTTTTATTTTTATACATTTTTAGTATTTTTCTTATAAACCTCATATTGAATTAGCCTCCTCATGTGCTTTTACTACTTCCCAAAGCTTCAAATTTTCGCTCCTAGCAATTATTCTTAGTAATGGTAATGTTACCATCCTTCTCTTGTTAACTATCTTACTGATGTAACTTTCGCTTATATCTAACTGCTTAGCGACATTCTCTTGACTTCCATACTTTTCGATTAGTTGAGTCATTGTCATATTATACCTCCTTTACAATTCTATTATATGTAAAAAAAGACACTACCATATATAGTGTCTCTTTATGTTGTATTTATTAGATTTCTTTCTTATTTTGATTTAAATTTAAGCCAATTGCAATCATTGGTAAGATTGTTCCTGCTATAAATTCAGTATTGCCTTTCATTATTGAATAAGTTAATATCATAAATAACATTATCATTAATGATATATTTTTCCAATTTTCAATTAAAAATTTGCCCATTTTATCACCTCTTTCGTATTATTCCTCTATCCATTGCATTAATTTCTCATCTCTAACGTCAATATGAATGAATTTTCTAGTATAGTATCTACCAATACCTCTAGCACCTAATTCTATTGCGAAATCTGCTGTCTCATCTAATACTTTACTGATACCATCAAAAGTTATGTCTGAAGCTAAACCTAGCTTATGGCGTGAATTTGCAGTACCACCAACCTTTTTATTCATAGCTTCACTTCTGAAACCACTTGTAACTCTAATAGGCTTTCCTATTTTATCTCTTATTGCTTGTAAAATATCAAGTAATTCATCAGTTACTATGATTAAATTAGTATCAGATGATGCAAACTCAAATAATCTAAAGTTCTTTCTTAATTGGATATCTCCATCATTTTTATTATAAACTCTTGTATGTCTCATATTACATCTCCTTTATTATCCCCATATACTATTTACTACTACCCCTGCTATTAGGGTTAAAAATGACCCTATAACAGCGATAGTCTTCCAATTTAAATCTATTGACATCTGAGTCTTAGTATCGTTAATTGCTAATTTTCGTTCTATTTCAGATACTCTGAAGTTAGTGTCATTACTATTATACTCTATTGATTTCGTTACTTTTTCTATTTCAATACAATTCTTACATTCCACTTTTTAATCACTTCCTAATCTATATTAAAGGTTACTTTCAAGAACTTCTATTCTTTTTAGTAATTCTCTTAAAATTTTGTCATTGTTTGCAATTTTCAATTCATCAAATAATGCTTTTTGTGCTAAATTTAATGGATATTCTATTTCATTTCTAACATCTGGTGACGACTTATACTTATATTTCACTTTAACAACGTCTCCGTCATTTAAATGTGGGTGTTTAAACCAATTCCATGTTGGTGGTTCGTATTCTGGATTACCATAGTATAAATATTCTCCTTGATTAATGCCTTTAATGCCTACATTATATTCTCCATATTCGTCTATTACTGTTAAGCTTTCTATATAATCTATATCTTTATCCAAAGTAATACCTGTTGAAGCTGAGTAAGTCTTTATTTCTTCTCTACGTTTCTCAATTCGAATATTCCCACTTTTAAACAATTTTAAAGCATTTATATTGTCTTTTTTTATAGGACGAGCTAATTCGTAAAAAATAATTGCATTTTCAGTAATAGTTGAAGCACTTATTGTTCCTGTTTCAACAAGCCCTGTTTCATATTGCAACATATATTTTCCACCATATTTTGCATTTGGTAAACCGTCTAATGTTACTCCACTTGCAACCTGTATTACTTCACTGAATCGTGTATATTCATTATCATCAGCTATATCATCTATTGCTTTTAAATCATTGCTCAGTATTAATGAATTACTATCGGTCTTCGAAGCCACTAATAAAGAATCATTATCATCATAAGAAAGTGTAAGTTTATCAAAAATAATAGATTCAAGTTTAGCAAATGATTTCAATCCTATGAATTTAACTTCACTAAAATCTGTTATGTCACCAGAATCAATAGTTGCGAATTTCATTCCAGCAGTATCTGAATCGAATGAGTAAAGTGTATTTAATTCTTTGTCGAACAAGCATACTTCTTTATTAATAGTATCTAAACTAAGTTGAAATTTATCAACTTCAATTAAATTTGAATTAGTTGAAATAACCTCTAGTCCATCATCAAACTGAAATCCATCTTCTTTATTTATTGTCTTAGCATAAGCCTCTAATTCATCGTCAGTTAAACTTTCTAAGCCATTTGCAGTTATGTCTATAGCAACTAAGTTTGTTATTGTTCCAGGATAAGCTTCAGCTGTTGAAATATAAATTCCTGGCTCATTAGTTACTTTGAAAGATTGGTGCTTATAAATAACTTCATCATTACTTCCAGCAGAAAAAAATGATGAAATTGGGGTATCACCTATAGTATACCCATGTAAGAAAAATACCATTTGACTTGCTACTAATCTAAAATCTACACTCATATAATATTCATGTGTTGGGTCTAAATCTCTATATACGACATGGTTTGCATCGTTAGGATTGCTTCCACCGCCAGATTGGCTTAAAGTAAATCCTTTTGATGTTGGTGTTATAGATACAGCACTTCCTACTTGCCATTGAGTTACAGGGGCTTTAAGCATACTATTT